TTTGTTGTAAAGACCCTTTTTTCGCTTAAATCGCCTGTCTCACAGAATGAATTCATGAATCAAAGGAGGAGTTAAACATAATTACAAAAGAGCAATTTATAGACAATATTATACCTTTTGTTAAATATTATGGGAGACTGCCATACATATCTGATGATGATGTATTGGTGCCTATGAAAAACCAAGATGGCAAAATAGAAGATTTACCTTATCGAGCTAATAAATATATAAGGAGATACTTCAAAAATCAAGATAATCTAACTAAATATTTATTTGACAAAGATATATTGACATATGAATTAATGTCTGAAATTACTGGCATAAAAGTTTCAAGACTCAAAAGTTTAATGCGTGGCAAGCTCAAAAGAGTCGATGCTGATGAGCGTAAGCAACTTGAAATATTTTTTAATAAAGATTATTATAAAAAGTTGGGAAATTCTAATCTTAAATGTGATAGTTGTAAAAAGCAAAAGAAGTGTGGTCAATATTACTGGGTGAATGTAGTATGCTGTCCTAATTTTACTAAAAAATAAAAGAATAGAAGGGGGAATTTTGTTTGGCAAAGTTAAGTAAAAGATTGACGGTCAAAGGAACGATAGATTACAAAAATCTATGTATAATTGAATATGATAAAGAAGGAAATGAAACTATTCACGGATTTGAGGATATATTTATTGAATTTAATGATTTAGATGATGTAATATTAAGCTTATCACATGATAAAATTATTTTAGTTAAAGATGAGTAATATATAATTCATTTATACTTTATAACAGTTTCGGGGAGAATCTGCAAAAACTCCCTACTTCTTAATTTTTGGAGGGAATATATTTGAATGATAAATATTTCTTTGTAGAACTTGATGAAACGGAAGAATTGAATGATATAGAAACCAATGAGATTTCAACTAAATTTAAAAGGGTGGATAGAAAAGTAGAACCAAGCTTTAGCTTTGCTGATTTTTTGAGTAAGGAAGATTTAAAGAAACTAAATTCAATTAGATAATCGGAGGGTTGTATGATTAAATATAAGAGATTGAGTGATGAGAGCTATGACGACTACTGGTGGCGAATCTGTTCCAACAAAGACTTAGGTATATACGACTTAACTTGGGATAAAGTAGCTGAAATATTGAACCAAGAATTATGTGAGGATTTTAGTTCTTCTAAGTGGCGGAAAAATTATCAAATGATGAAAAAGGGATTTGACAAAGCCAGAAAAGAAAACATAGAAACTGATGAGATATTAGATGAAATAGAATTGAAGAAGATAGAATTTGAAAAGGAAAAGCAAAGATTTTTCGACCAAAGGGTAGCGTATAGAAAATTGATACGTGAAAATGCTCGATATGATGAGTTGAAAGATATTATTGATAATACTATTAAAGATATGAAATCTTATGAATCAATCAAGCATGATGTTGAAAATCATATTAGCTTATCCAATAATGATTTGTTGGTAGGATTAAATGATATACATTATGGAATTGAAATAGATAACTATTGGAATAAATACAATCCAGAAATAGCAAAGGAAAGGTTAAAAAAATACATACTTGAAATTATCTCAATAAAAGAACTTCATCAATCTGAAAATTGTTACATATGTGCAAATGGAGACTTGGTAAGCGGAAATATTTATTATAAGATAGCTCTTGCCAACAGAGAAAATGTAGTGCAACAAGTCATGGGCGTATCTGAATTGATAGCTTGGTTTATAAGCGAATTGAGTTCACATTTTAAAACAGTATATTTTTCTGTAGTTGCTGGTAATCATTCTCGGCTATCAACAAAGAGGGATAGTCCGAAAGATGAAAGACTGGATGACTTGATACCTTTTTATATTAAGGCAAGGCTACAAAATTTGTCAAATGTAATTATAAAAGACAATAATATAGACAATACTATGGACTTAGTTAATATTCGTGGTTTGAATTATGCAATGATTCATGGTGACATGGATAGTGTAAATGGTATGTTGAAATTAATAGAAATGTTGCCCGAAAAGGTGTATGCAGTAATGATGGGGCATATACACCACAATTCTATGACTTCTTTGCAAGGATATAAGGTAATCTCATCTGGGAGTATGATGGGTGTAGATGATTATTGCATTGAAAAGAGAATTTTGGGCAAACCCGAACAATCTGTTTTGGTTTGTACTGATAGAGGTATTAGGTGCATGTACGATATAATTTTGGAGGTGTAAGATGATTAAGAAAAGATACATATTTGAAAGTGATGATGATAACATATTGGAAAAGATAGATTCAAAAATCCAAGAAGCCTTAGAAGAAGTACAAGAAGAAACTACATACGAAGATGGCGGGGAATATAAAGAAGAATACAATTCTATTGATATGCTACTTGATGATTATGCCGAATTGTTGACAGGCAGAGATTTTTGTTTTGAGTGTATAAGAAATATTTTGCAGGAATTTTCTTTGGATTTGCTAAATGAGTTTTTTGATTACTAAAATTAATTGACTATAATAACAGAGGTGGTGCAATGAGCAAAAAAGATAAAATAAAAAATATATATTATTGTGTTGGGTGTGGTAAGACACACGGGAAGGGCAATTTTTATGTAAGTTATTCAAAACATCATGCAAATGGTGTTTTATTTTATTGCAAAGATTATATAAAAAGTAGTTCTTATGATATAGAGGGAAATGTTCACATGAAAAGTTTTCAATCAATATTAAGACAACTGGATGTACCATACATACATTCTATCTATGTTCCTGCGAGCGAGACTACTGATGTGGTTGGTGCTTACTTTAGAATGTACAATTCTTTCCAGAGATTTCGGGGGCTAACATGGGCAGATAGTGAATTTGAAGATATTAAAGGAGAGGTTGAACATTATACCGATGCAGATATTACAGATGACATTAATAAGTTTGTAGTGACCGAAGAAATGCTTTATAGATGGAATGATGAAAAATACAATAAACGTGAAATCAGGGATTTAGAGAAATTCTATCGAGATATGCATCTTACACATACCATAGTTACGCCTCAACATGAGAAGGCTTTGGTTATGATATGCAAATTACAATTAAAAATGGATAAAGCATTAGAAGAAGATAATATGATAAGCTTTGCTAAAGCACATACCGAATATCAAAAATTATTACAATCTTCTGGATTAAGACCAATAGATAAAATAGGTGGTGCTGAAGCTTCAGGAATAAGAAGTTTTAGCCAAATATTTGAAAAGATTGAAAAAGAAGGGTATATTAAGCCTGCACCTATAGATGTAAAGCAGGATATAGTTGATAGGACAATAAAATATCTAATGAATTATACACTGAAATTGCTGGATAAACAAATATTGTCGGTTCCACCAGTTGATACGCCAAAAGTTGCTTTGGGTGAGGATAAATGAGTAGCTATGTAAATTTTAAAAGACCTGAAAAGAAATTCACTAGTCATGCTGATGATACAGCAAGATTTAATAAAAGTGATTATAGGAACAAAACTTTTGAAGAAATTAAACAAGATTGGCGTGAAGCTTGTGAACACTGGAAAAGTTATCCAGATAAATTTATTGATTATATAAGTGATGAAACAACCAAAATTAGGTTGTATTTTTATCAAAGAATATATTTGAGAATATTATTTAGATATAGAAAAGTATTTATTACTGCTACAAGGGGTACTGCTAAAAGTTGGACTAATATATTGGCTATGTATTTGCAATGTATGTTTTATCCTGGTATTTCAAAATTTATAGTTGCACCTAATAAGTTTCAAGCAGCTAAAATAGCACAAGAAAACATAGAAAAGATATGGGAATTCTTTCCTATATTAGAAGATGAAATAAAATATAAATCTTTTAAGACAGATTATACAAAATTGGTATTTAGGAATGGTAGCAGATTGGATATTGTTCAAGCAAAAGATAGTGAACGTGGAGGTCGTAAACATATGCGACACTTACTGGTGACAGTAGGTTAAATACCATTTTAATTGCTGGAAACCCCTTAGAGTCTTATAAACTACAACATGACTGGAAACGGTGAGTGTGAATGTTTGAAAATTATAAGAATTGGGCAATCAGCAGGTAAGACCCTAAGTTGATTATCAATATGGGTAAACTTCAAAGACTATTGCGTAAGCAAGTACACTATAAGCTAAGATAGTGGAAACGGATGGATACTTGTTAATTATTTTTTATTTGGAGGGGAGTAATTGAAAAAGTTTACCATAAATGATGTGTATGACGTGTGTAATGAAATAGGATTAGTGTGTTTGAGCAAAGAATATATAAACGTAAAAGCTCCTCTTGTGTTTATTTGTACAAAATGTGGCAAACAATTTAAAAGAAATTTTGATAACCTTAAATCTCGCAGAAGTTCGATTTGTGCAACTTGTGGGAAAAGAATCGGATTTCGCAAGACAGCGTTTTTTTATGATGATGTTAAAGAATTTGTTGAGAAAACTAGCGGGAGTGGGTGTAGGGTTATTAGTGAAGAATATATTAATGCTGATTCTTTAATGAAGTTTATGTGTTCTTGCGGGAATATTTTTGAGACAACATACTATAGGTTTAAAAATAGGAACAAAAGACAATGCAATGAATGTGGCTTAAAATTATTGAGTATTTCCAATGCAACTCCAATAAGCACTATTGTGAGAGAAGTAGAAAATGCTGGATATACCTTTTTTGAAAATGCACTGGATGGCGGTGACCAAAAAATATTGGTTCAGTGTGAATCAAAGCATGACCCTTATTGGGTTACGTGGGCAAAATTTAGAAGCGGAAGAAGATGCCCTCAGTGCTACCTTAGCTTAGGTGAGAGTGCTATAGCAGAACAATTGGATTTATTGGAGCTAAAGTACATTCAGGAGTGGGAATATGAAGATCTAATTGGTTTAGGTGGTGGAAATTTAAGATTTGATTTTAAAGTATTTGGTGAGAATGGCAATTTTTTAATAGAGTATGATGGAAAGCAGCATTTTGAAATAGCTTTTGGAGATAAGGAATTGTTCAAAAGAACTCAAGCACACGACAAGCTAAAAAATGAATATGCTGCTAAAAACAACATTCCACTATATAGAATAAAATACACCGAATACGATAGTATTTCAAAAATTATTAATAATATAAATAACAAGTATAAGATATAGTCTAATCTTATAGGAAACTATAAGCAGTCATAAAATGACGGGCATAGCGTTGCGAACTATGCTGAATATAAATGAGACATGGTGGCACAATAGAGGAAGTTTCTGACGATAGATTTGATGGAGACATGCTTCATTCAGTAGTATTACCTTTAATGGCTGATAGAAGAATAGCCACGTGTGGCGGTGTAGACCCTTATGAAATACATAAGGGAGAGGTATACCTGACTACGGCGGGCACAAGACAATCTTTTGCTTTTAAGAAAATGTGGGAAATTCTTGTAGACATGGTAAAAGGTGAATCTGCATTTGTTTTAGGTTCGAGTTTTGAACTGCCATGTATGCATGACCAACTTGATTTGAATTTTATCATAGAACAAAAAGAGTCTCCTAACTTCAATCCATTATCTTTTCAAAGAGAATATGAGAGTATATGGACTGGCAGTTCTTCTGATTCATTGGTATCTTTAGACGACTTGAATAAATGTAGGGTGTTGGAAGTGGCGGAGACTAAGGCAATGGACAAAGATGCTGAATATATATTAGCATATGATGCTGCGAGGGCTGAAGGGGCTGCAAATGCCCAATGTGCTTTGGTAGTCCTAAAGATAAAAGATAGAGGAGATGGAACTTATACCAAACATTTGGTTAATATTTATAGTTTTGAAGGGACTCAT